GAAGAGGGACGCCCCACACAATCCCTGAAAGCCGCCCCTCTGGTTGCCTCCGGGGCCGTCAGGCTGAAGAGGTCCTTGCTGGAGAGCCGGGAGAGATTGACCGACAACGCCGAGGTTCGTATCCGGAAGTACCTCAAGAGGATACAGAACAGGGCGGACGGGGTCCTTGGCAGACACATGGAGAGAAACACGGAGGAGTCCAAGCAGTTCGACTTCGGTTGGACCGATTTGGTGCCAGCCGCCGAGGAGGGAGAACTTTCCAATTCACTCCTCCGCATATACACCGATGTGGTCAGAGACACTTTCGATAACGTCAACGAATCCAACATCGCCGGGTTCTTGGCCTTCAATGAGAAGTTGCCAGCGGTGCAACGCATACTAACCACGGCGGGAACACGCGCCAAGATGATACACAACACCACCAGCAAGGTGGTGCAGAACTCCGTCGAGACAGCCCTCCGCCGGGGATATTCCATAGAGCAACTGGCCCGGGGGGTGCCCGCGGAGAACTTCCCCGGAATACGGGCCACTTTGAGCGAGACCCAAGTGAGGGCCAGACTTATCGCCCGCACCGAGGTCATGCGGTCTCAGAATCTATCATCACTCGCCCATTTCAACACTCAAGGTTTCGAATATATGAGGGCGGACGACGTCGATGGGGATGAGGGGGACACCTACGTGGACCCCGGTGATCCCTATGGGCGAACCTGCATCGAGAGAAACGGGCAAGTGTACCACGTAGAAGACGCGAGAAACATCAACGACCATCCGAACGGGACCCTGAACTGGAGCCCGATGCCAAGGGCTTACCAACCCGAAGGAGTGACGGTATGACGACGGAGACAAAATACTTCGAAGCCGAGGTTAAAGTGATTGACGAGGCGCAGGGCGTGGTGACCGCTTTCGTCAACACGATGGGATTGAAGGACGCGGACGGCGACATCATCGTCCCCACGGCCTTCGACAGATCCATCGAAAGCAACCTCCCGATCCCGGTGTTGGCCGGACACGACCAATCACAGGTTGTAGGAAAAGTCATCACCGCCTATCCCATGGAGATCGGCGAAGAAGAGCACAGGCTCCACGCCACCATGCAAATGAACCTGGACACCGAATCGGGGCGCGACGCCTTCTCCAATATTGCCGGACAATTCGTCAGACAATGGAGCGTCGGCTTCAACGTACCCGAGGGAGCCGTGTCCATGGAGAGAAGCGGCACCGACGTGACCCGCGTCATCAACGATCTCGATTGGGTGGAGGTTTCCACGGTCATCAGGGGGGCATCTCCCGACACCGGGACTCTGTCCGCCAAGGCCGAGGAGGCCGGATCATGGAGGGTCACCAAGACGGTGGAACACATAGAGCCGGACCCCGAGGGTTCCCTGTTCAAGACCGACGCCAAGCCCTTCCCCAACTTCCACGCTTGTCGGGTGCACGACCCGGAAAGCTTCGATCAGTTCCGGACGACGACGGAGACAATAGAGGAGGGGGAATACGACGGCAAGCAGATAGAGTTGGTGTGGGGTCGCGGTAAAGAATCGGGCGAATGGGAAATCGCATCCTACCATCTGCCACGAGAGGAGTGGAGTGAGAGCGAGGGACGCAGTTTTTGCAGATCCCATCGCGGTATATTATTTGAACCAGCAACGCGGGAGGAAACCGCCCCGGACACGGACGCTACCGCCTCTGATACGGAACTGGCCCGCGCCCGTCTGTCCCTAACTAGGGCACAGATGGAGATAAAAGCCAAGAAACCAAAAAAGAAGCCGAAGAAGTATTAAGGAGGACGTTATGTCCCGGCAACTTAGAGAAGAGGCCAACGCTCTCGTCGAGCGAGCCGAACACGCCCTAGAAGAGGGCAAAATCGACGAAATGGACAGAATCATTGAGGACGCAAAGTCCAAGATGGAAACCGCCGACGCCATGGACAAGGCCGCGTCGGATTTGCAAGTCTTGAAAGGCGAATTTAGCCGCCCCATGAACACGGTGCCCGTGGCATCGAGGGACGTGGAGAACTACAACCCCGGGGACACCACCGCCACGATGAAGGCTGACTACAAGCCAGCGACGTGGGTGAAAGGGTTACCAGCCATGGCCCAGCCGATGTGGGTGCAGGACCAAATGGGACCAAACGTCAAAGAACACGCTAGATTCCAAAAGGACACATTCGTCAAGTGGATGAAAGCACCGTCTGAGCAGGCGTTCTGGAAGAATGCGACGCCCGATGAAGCAAAAGCGATGCAAGAAGATTCTGACGTAGAGGGCGGGTTTTTCGTTCCGGAGGAATTTATTAACCAAGTGATACACGATCCGGGAGTGCCCGGAAGTGTGTTGCGTCCTCTCTGCAACGTTATCAGGGTAGCCAGCAAGGACGGCTACGTCCCCTCGCTTGCCTCGGCAACTTGGGCGGCTATAGCGGAAGAGGCGGCCTATAGCGACCAGACTCCGGCAGTTTCTCAGATTCCGTTTTCCCTTGAGAAGTCTGGTGGTCTTATCAAGGTAACGCGAGAACTCCTGGACGACAGTGCCATCAACCTCCCCACCATGCTCTCGCAGATATTCCAGGAAGCCGCGGGTAGGTTTGAAGACGTGGGAATAATCAGCGGAAACGGCACGACGCAATATGCCGGGATAATGTCCTCTAGCAGTGGCCAAGTTCCTGACGATTACACGATGGCAAATGCCACCAGTGTCGTGGCCGCAGACCTCATCGGGATCTATTACACCCTTGAGGCCCAGCACCGCGCAAACGCAAGTTGGATTATGAAGTCCGCAATTGCGGCCCTGATCACGAGCATAGCCGTGACAGCGGCAGGGGTTCACCAGATCCCCAGCCTCACGGCCGCACCAACAGACTTCATCTTGGGGAAAGCCAACTCGATGGTGGACTCTGCCAGCGGTCTTGGTGCAACTATTACTGCAACCGAGAGGATCGCCCTTTTCGGCGACCTCAAGCAGTATTTTATTTTCGATAGGGTCGGCTTCACTCTCCGACGTAACGATTCGTTGTATATGGAGAATGATCAGGTGGGATTCTTTGCGAGCAGAAGGGGTGACGGACAATTGACCCTCGCCGCCGCTTTCAAGATGTGCAGAGCCGCCGCAAGCTAGAGATAGATGACAGAACGGGGCTAGGGGGAGTTTTAATGGACTTCTCCCCCTAGCTCCCCAAAGGTGACACATGAAAGTTCGATGTATCAAGACATTCACGCTAAAGGGCGTTCTGCATGTTTTAGGTGGTGAGTACGACGTACCTGCAAAGGACGCGACGGACTATGCCGAGTATTTCGAGAAGGTAGAGACCAAGCAAGCCTCCAAGCCCAAGAACAAAGCCAAAAAGACCGAGGAAAACAAATAGATGGCAACCCGGCACACCTACGCAAGCACAGACGATCTGAGGGACTACTTGGCTGGCACAACCTACGCCTCCGGATGGACCTCCGACGCCGGGGTGTTAAGGAGAATAGTGGAAGCCGCATCGGCGCGTATCGACCACCACGTCGGCATGCAATCCTTCGGTCCTAGGACGGAAACCCGCTATTTTGACATGGGGTTGGGTTCCCTCAGGGACACCCCACAGTTGCTGTACCCGATGAAAAACTACAGCACCATTGGGGTGGGAGAAGTCCTGAAAGCCGCCGTTCCGCTGGATGCTTGGCTTATATCCGCCACGACGATCACGTCCTACGACGCCACCGACAGGAGCACCAGCGAGACCCTCACGGAGGGGTATGCGAACGACTATTTCCTGGAGCCCTACAACACGAATCCCAAGGTGAGAATCAAGCTGAACGAGGACACCGCCAAGGCCTTTAATGCGGGGCAGCAGACCTTGTCCATCCTTGGCGAGTGGGGGTATGGAAACGACACCCTCATAATAACAACCGCTGATGCCGTTGGATCTACGACGGCGACATCGGTGAGCGTTTCGAGTGCGTCAGATCTCGGGCCCGCTGAGACGATATTGGTGGACTCCGAGCAGTTGTACATAACGTCAATCAGTGGCAACACACTGACAGTCGAAAGAGGAGTTAACGGCACGACGGCGGCGACCCATTCAGGCGGCGTAAATGTCAGCACCTACGAATATCCTCCTCTCGTTGTCTCGGCTTGCCTCGATCTCGGCCGGGTCTTCTTTCGGGACCGGGACTCCGCGAACACGCCCTTACAGTACCCGTACTCGGCAAGCACTCCTCCAAGTGATTTTGATTCGGTCGCCATCCTTTCAAGTCTGGATAGATACCGCTCCATTTCTGTCACATCGGAGGTTTATTTCTGATGGCGGGAGAGACGATCACAATGAAAGGCAAGGTCTTCACGAATCCGGGAGCCCGGCTAGTGAAAGCGGCCAACCGCGCCCTTCTGGATATCGCCGTCATGGGGGCGGTGAGAGTGCAGATGCAAATGACAGGGGTGGGTCGTGGGCGAGTGTCGGGTCATCTCCGAGGAAGGGTTGCCGGACACATCGTGTCGAGCCTGCACGCACAGATCGACGCCGGGGAGGCGAGATTTGGGCGCAACGAGGTGTACGCCCGGTGGGTAGAGGGGGTGGACCAGAGGAACAAAACGTCCCGGTTCAAAGGACACTTCTTCTTCAGGAATGTTCGCCAGTGGTTGCTCAGGGGGCCCAAGGAGGTCAGGGAGCTGATGCAGGACGCCATACATGAGGCCTTCGCATGAGCCGGAGCGGTGCCATGGACAGGATCGATGCCCTGCTGAGCACCGTGTCAGACCCTTCTTTTGTGTCCGTCGTGAGAGGGGAACCCCTCGGTGTAGCCGCCACCCCTGTGCTGGCGTTTTGGATAACGTCTAGGGATGTTAACTACATGACCCTAACAGACGTGACCACCAACACGGAGTTCCTGATACGCGCATTTTTTAGAATGCAGACATCCGCGGATGTCCGGGAGTCCTTGGAGTTGGACGTTTGGGATGCCATGGTCAACATCGCCCAAGCACTACGTGGGGATGCAGACCTGGCCGGAAATGTCACCGATTCCAACGTGGGATCGTCCTCTACGGGATACACCGAAATGAATGGCGTGTCCTACCGGACGGTGGATATCCCCTTTACTGTAGAAATAGCTGGGGAGGTAACAATTACCCCATGATAGGAGTGTCTTATGGCTAAAGAATCAGGACTAAATGTCAGGCTCTATGTGATGGGCAACGATCTCTCCGGGGATGCCAACGCGCTAAGTGGGGCTGGCTATTCGCAAGCGACTCTTGAGACCACGGCTTTGAGTAGTGCGGCGGCTAGTCGTATCACCGGCCTGGCCGATGGATCGCTGTCTGTGAACGGCTACTTTGACAATGCCTCCGACAAAATCCATGACACGTTCACCAGCAATTCGGGGAAAATACCAACAGCAGATCAGGTCGTGTTGATCCCCCTTGGCTCTGCCGTGGGTGACCCATCTGTGGGCATATCTGCAAAGGAAGCAGATTACAACGTGAGCCGCTCATCTGGGAGTGCCATATCTGTCACCAGTACGTTCAGCGGCAACGGTATGGGGGGAGAGTTCGGCGTTATGCTGACTGCCCATGACGATACC